CATTCACCTTGTTGAATGAGTTCCTACTGAACATAGTGACTCCACCAAAGTATCCTTCGTATGGAAGCCCATAGTTGAACTGACTTGCGGATGCAGCAAGGTGTGTTGGTAGTTCCTCATAGTTGTAACTTACATTCTGAGGAAGCATGTCAACATCATGAAACACAAAGTAATCGCAGTCCGTGTCTGCCTCAAGAAAACCAATATTCAACAACTTGGCTCTATTGAATGGCTTTCCAACTTCCTGCTCTATGATATAGATGTTGTGCAGTACATTCTGCTTGTCCAAGTAACTCTTCATGTGAGGAAGGAACACCCGAAGGTGTTCCTCACGATCACGATATGGAACTACTATAGCAAGTTTATGTGTGGTCAAAAAGCACCACCAGACATTTTTTTCAAAGAATATCTCAAAGCATCCAACTCAGTTCTACAATGCATCATCGGATTTTCTTTTTGTATTGTTTCTAGACAGATATTTGCTCTTGGAGCAGAAAGAGAAAGTTGTTCTAAAGTCTTCAACTTCCAATTTGGATTCCCAAATCCAAATTTTTGCATTTCCGTAATGAACTCCTCGGTGTTAAGTGGATTTGGATTTATCATGTGATAAACCCCACATGCATCTACGAGAATACCACTTACAAGCATTTGCTCTATCGCAGAACACAAATCATCCATACAAGTTTTTGAATTTCTATAATTAAGAATATTGTCATAATTAACCAACTTACAAATCAAATTTCTTTGAGTAGTTTCTGAGTTAAAAGGAAGTCTGATCCTTAAATTTGAGTTCGGGAGATGTTTAGATGACAACTCATAAGCATGTTTAGTTTTTGTATAAAATGATGGTTCATTGAACATTCCAAAATTTGGAGTGTCTGATTCATTCCAAACTTTATTATAACCATCGAACAAACAACCAGTGGAGATATGAACATAAGAAATGTTCCTATTAGCACACAAAGTATTGACCATAAGAGGAACACTGACATTCAAATTCCAACATTCTTCTTTTTTTGACTCGGCTTCGTCTATGTTTGGTCTGCCTGTGAATCCAAAGCACCCAAAGACAATATCTGGTCTAAACGACTGCAAATGACTATCCAAAATAGATTTGTTATGATAATCAAGAATATTTCTAGGAAAAACCAAGGTTTCGTGGGTTTTCACCAATTGCTTGTATAAGTTGCCACCAACATATCCATTTCCCAGTATAGTTATTTTCATAGTGATTAACATCCCCTACTGATTTTATTATCCAATTCAAGCACTTCCATACTTAAACTCCTTTGCCACAGCATCCTCAAGCCGCTTCATCACATCATCGGTGAAGTACTTCTGTGGATTCTCATTGATGTTCTTCTCAAATGCCGTGGTGCCATCGGGAAGTTCGATGCGAGTCGATACCTTCTTGAAGATTCCATGGTTGAGAGCGATCTCGGTAAGACCATAGTAGCGGTTCAGACCAGTATCATAGTTCAACTGAACATCGACCTGTTGATTCTCTTTGGTCAAACGAGATTTGTACAACTTGCAATGAATGATGTTTCCCACCACATCCCCATCTGCATTCTTTTCCTTCTTCTTTGAGAGATAGACGATGGTGGATGCGGCGTACTTCAAACCGCTGCCACCACCCATCTCCTTCGTCGGAACATACGCGCCAATGACATCGTATGTGTGATTGGTCATCACAAGAGGAATCCTTGCCTTACCCAACTTCATGGTAAGGACACGGAATGTTGCCTTGACTCCCTGCGAACGAGTCATGTCGCGGACATTCTTACCCTCTGCTGAATCGTTGACTTCCTTCTCGGTTGACAACATTCCAAGTGAGTCAAGGACGATCATCATCGGCTTGCGATCTGATTCATCCATCTCAAGAACCTTGTCAACGATTGTCACACATTGAGTCTTGAACTCCTCAATCGTGGCAACGGGAAACACAGCGACTCGCTTGGCATCAACACCACGACCTTCGAACATGTCGGATGTCACCGCTTGCTCTGAGTCAAAGTAGAGAACCATGCCCTCGGGATTGTTCTTGAGGAACTGCGCGACAATCCCAAGGGTAAAGTAGGTCTTTCCCGTGGCAGACTCACCCGCAAGGGCGATGATCTTGTTGTCGGCAACTCCACCATACAACGATCCTGAAAGGAGCGCATTGAAAGCATAGGAGCCTGTGTCAACGAATCCCGCGACATCGGCACCTTCGATTCCATCCTCAACGATACTGGCAAACTTGTTGCCAGATTCCTTCACAATCTGCTTTAGAAAATTCAATGTATTACTCTCCTGACAACTTGAGGCTTACTGGCTTGACTCCACCCGTTGGCATCACAAGACCCGAACCGAATCCCGTGCTGTACTCGTTTGCCGTATTGTCCTCTGCATCGACGCAGTACAGAACCTTATCTGCTGCAATCGTGACCGACTCTTCCTTCGCAAATGGAATCCAAGGAACAAGACCAACCTCGCCCTTGTTGATCATCACGATCATTGCTGGCTTCTTGAGAGTATAAGAAGTGCCATTGTCCGTCGTGTTTGCGAGAAGATTCTCACCCGTAACCAATCTAATCAACTTTGTAGCCATGATATATCTCCTTTTGTTAGGCTTTCACTTCAAGTGTACTGTATTTATGACCATTGTCAATGACTTCAATCAAGATTCTTCATCGTAGTTGAACTTAGTTGCCTTCGATGCACTCCACCTGTCCTGATTCTCGCAGTACCAATTCCGCGTCGAGAATCTGAAGTATGGAGTCTGTAGTTGCGATGTTGGAGTCTGTGACTGATGCTTCCAAATGATTCTATTGTTGGGCTGTGCAGCGAACTGTCCATTGTCTAACTTTATGATGTTGAAAGACTTGTGTTCATTTGGTGTTTCTGCCCATGTCACATTCACCTCATTGGGATCAGATGCACAGGTATCCACGGTGAACAAATAGTAACCAGGTTCCTTCGTTCTATCTTTCATCACAACTTCACATCGTGCATTTCTCAAACGCTCTTTGCGAATAACAGAAATATTGTATGACATTCCATCCCAAAGTTGCAACCAATCCAAGGGATACAACTTGCTTGGATCAACATTCTTGCGCCACACATAGGCATGTAGTGGCAACTTGTCATACACAGCACCGTATTCATGAATCAATGATTCAAAGTACAATGCCTGATTCGGAATAGACTTCACCGTAAGCCAGTGAGCAGATTCATATTCACCAACACCACAGATTTTTCCATCTTTGTCTGTAAGAAAATCATATAGGAATTCCTTACGAACAAATACCTCAATTGGTGGAATGTTTGCTATCAAATATGCCATATCAGCAGAATAGTCCTTCCAATGTCTGTACTGGTTCTTCCTTCCATCCAAGTACGCCAAGGATGGTGCGGAGAGGTTCGATGAATGACTTGTCAAACTGCAAATCGTAATCAATGAATCCATCAAGATCAAACTCGGTTGGGATCTTTGATCCGAAGGCAACAACCTTCTCATGCAAGGGATTGGGAGTCTTGAGATAGATGAACTTGATCTTGTCTCCCTCGCGGATCTCCCGATACTTACCCGTCAACTTGTTCTTGCGAAGATGGTGGTTGAACAGAAGAGAACCCTTCGTGGCGATTGGTGTTCCCTTCTTGTAGACCATCGTGCTGTCCCCATACTCCTTGAGGCCGTTGCAACTTCTTGGGAATGCAACCTTCTCGGGGGGAAGGCTCTTGAAAACATTCCTGAACGATGCCACAAACTCTTGCACATGACCTTCGTCCTTGTTCATGATGATTGAGATTGTTTCCTTGAGGGCGTTCCTGACCACCTCTGGCGTGGACGAACGAGCAGTCTCAATGCCCATGATCTTGAGTTCGGGAACCTTTAGATAAACATTCTCCTCGCCCATGCGTACATTGAGCATATACCGCTTCTTTGCAGTCCATATACCGCTTGAGGCAATAGACTCCCGCTTCATACGCATCTTATTGTCATAGGCATTCATGTACTCAGCAAGAGAATCATATGACTTGTTTATGACTTTCTGAATGGCCTCGTTCGATGCCTTGTCGATGAACTTGGTGATCTTCTCCTCGTCCTTCTCGTTTGGCATGATCTTTGCCACAAGAGGACCAAGATTCAAATACACAGAGTCTGTATCGATTGCAATCACATAATCGACACCATCAGTCTCCATTGCCTTGTTAAGATAATCATTGATGGATTTCTCAACCCATCGAACGGACAACTGACCCGACAGAGTGATGGCCTCTGCAATCTCCTCGTCATAGTAACGGAACCACTCGTTGCCAACAGCACCGAAAGCAGAGTTCAACTGAATCTTCCGAACCAACTGAAAGTTGTGGTACTTGGAGATCAAGTCAGAAAGATTTTTCCTGTCTTCGGGTGGCGCGTCAGATGGAAGGTTTTTGAGAGCCGCCTTTGTCTCAAGCATGAGTTTCTTGTAGTGACTTCGTTCACTATACATACGCTCCATGAGGTGCGGAAGAAATCCCCTAACATCCTTTCGATAAGTTGTACCATTGGCAGCAAGACACAATCCATGCTTGATGGCCTTTTCTCTCTCCCCCATCGCAACTGGTCTGCCCTGTAGGAGCGTATCAGGCGTAGCCGATCTGCGTATACCGTGCTTGGTCTTCGTCTCGGGGGATAGATTGTACTGCATGATGAGATGGGGGTATAGTGAGTCGAGGTCGAACGACACCACCCACTTGTGCATCCCAGTTTTCGGATCTTTGACATACGCACCTTCGAATGAAGCATCCTTCTTTCCTTTCTTCTTCGGTGGAATGACCACCTTCTTTTCGTGCAAATGATGATAGATGATCTGCTCCCAAGTCCTTACCTGAGAGAAAACATCGTTGAGATTCACCTTGGCAGAGTAGGCAAGCGACACCGCAAGTTCCATGAGGCGCAACTTGGCCTCAAGTTTCTGCACAAGGATGGTGTCTTGAATGTTGTAGAGTACGAACTTCGTGAAATCATTCTTGTAGAAGTCAGAGAAGTTGTCATATTCAACATATGCAATCTTAGTTTCGCCAAGTTCTACCTGAGCGATATGCCCCAACTTGTAAGTCTCGCGGGTGACATATGTGAACTTCTTGTATAGATCATAGTAGTCCAAGGTATTGATGCCCACGATCTCGTAGGTAATGCTATCCTTGCCCATGATCTCGACCTTGCGTTCCTTGAGTTTACCCCAAGGTGAAAGTTTCTTGGCAAACTTCTCGCCAAAGAGACTAGTCAATCTGTTCACAATGTATGGAATGTCGAAGAACTGAACATTCCACCCCGTGATGACATCGATGTTGAGGCTTTGCCAAGTCAACACGAAGTCTCCTAGCATCTGCTCTTCGTTGTCGTACAGATTGACAAGCACATCACCTGGCATTTGTGACTTGTCAACCTTGCCAAGAGCATAGGTGTACTTCTTGTGTCCTACGATCAGAGTGATGACATTGATCTTCTCATTGGCTGTTTCGATGTTGGGAAATCCCTCCTCCGATTCAGTCTCAATGTCAAGATATGCGATCTTCATCGCACTCATGTCATAGTTGATGTCGCCTTGATACTCGTTCCCAATGAACTGATAGATGTAGTCTGTGTTTCCGTAGATTGGATAATCATTCACATCCTTGTACTTGTCGGAGAACTCTCGCGCAGAATCAATGTCATCAAAGACAATCGGTTCCACAGTCTTGCCGTCCAAGGTTGTCCACACAGAACTTCTCTTGCTCAAAACGAACAGCGTGGGCTGAAAGGAAGCCTCCTCCGAAAAGGCGACTCCGTTTTCATACCCACGATGCAGAATGCGATTGCCACGAATGGCGACATTCGTATAGAACTTCTTGCTCATGTTGTAAGTATACCTCATTGCATCAGAGATGCAAGAGTTGATGGAATCTCTTCTTTGATTCTGTTCTCTGCCAACTGAATGTATTCGGGATTCAGTTCAGTTCCCACAAAGTTTCTTTTGTTTTCAAGTGCAACAACAGCGGTGGTTCCCGATCCTGTAAATGGATCTAGCACCGTGCCACCTTCAGGACACCCTGCAAGAATGCAAGGAAGAATAAGATTCTTTGGATAGACCGCGAAGTGCGCTCCCTTGTATCCCTTGGTGTTTACCGTCCAAACGGAACGCTTGTTTTTCAAACCATCATCAGAATAGCCAGTTTTTCCATTCCTAGCCATCGCCAAACCAGCATATCCGTGCTTTGGGTCAACCCCATCCTCAATTTGCTTACCCAAAGTACCAAGACCTGTTCGCTCAATCAGTTTCTTCTTTCGTTCAGCCCTACCAAAAGAAGCCTCTGCTAAAGG